CCCTGGATGAGTTACCTCTATTCTGGAAACAGTATATTAAACAAACAGATATTTCCGCCGATGTTGACCAATCGAAAATGAATCAAGCCTACGATACACATCTACTACAAATGACTAGAGTAAATGTAAATTGGTTTCACGTAGGCGCTCGGTTTGATGAATCTAATTATCCTCCGGCAAACTGGATCAACAATCACACAAAAGAATACTTGTTCTACGAGTAAATTTAATATATAATACATTTTTAGGAGCATATATGAGCGATTACAATCGAAGTTTTAATGGCGAAGCAAAAATCAAGTTGACCCAACTTATTAACGAGGGCATGACTGTTCTTCAAGAAATTGAAGACTTGAATACTGGACTCAACGAAACTATTAAAGCCATTGCAGAAGAACTAGAGATTAAACCTGCTACATTAAAAAAAGCCGTTAAAATTGCACACAAAGCCAAACTAGGCGAAACTAATCGAGATCACGACGAACTCAATACTATTTTGGAAACAGTGGGCAAGACTCTTTGAACGATTTGTTGTATAATACCTTTGCATGGATTCGCGATGACTGGAGTAGTAATCGCTTCCGTTTTATTATTGAGCTGGGGGCTTGGGCTATTAGTATTGGGTGTAGTATTACTATGGCAGTCACCGTCCCAAATCCCCCTTTACTTGCGTTATATCCTATTTGGATTCTTGGCTGCTCTATGTATGCTTGGGCTGCTTATACTAGGAAATCGTTTGGTATGTTGGCTAACTATCTCTTGCTGACTACCATCGATACTGTTGGACTAATAAGGATGATTACAAATTGAGTTACGTTGACGCATTATTTGATAAGCAAAAAGATCGTATCCATGTTGTAGAGCGTGTTAACGGTATTCGAGAATACAAAGAATATCCAGTTAACTATGTATTTTACTATGATGATCCTAGAGGAAAACATAAAACTATATACGGAACTCCTGTAACCAGATTTGCTACCCGTAACGGTAAAGAATTTCAAAAAGAATTACGGATGCAAAATGGCAAAAGACTATGGGAAAGCGATTTTAAACCTGTATTTAGATGCCTTGAAGAAAACTATCTCGGTGCTGAACCGCCTAGGTTGCAAACGGCGTTCTTCGACATTGAAGTTGACTTTGATCCTCAGCGAGGATTTAGTCCAGTCTCAGATCCATTTAATAAAATCACTGCTATCAGTATCTATTTAGATTGGCTAGACAAATTAGTAACATTGGCTATCCCTCCAAAGTCAATGAGCTGGGAAACTGCGGAAGAACTTTGCGCTAAGTTCAGTGACTGTTACATTTTCGACAGAGAAGAAGATATGTTAGATACATTTCTTAATCTCATCGATGACGCAGACATCTTAAGTGGGTGGAACAGCGAAGGATATGATATTCCCTATACTGTTGGCCGTATTACTCGAGTATTAAGCAAAGACGATACTCGAAGACTTTGCCTATGGGGGCAATTTCCTAAACAGCGAGAATTTGATCGGTTCGGCGCCACTAACATTACTTTTGATTTAATTGGCAGAGTTCATTTGGACTACATGCAATTGTATCGAAAGTATACCTACGAAGAACGGCACAGTTATAGCCTAGACGCCATCGGCGAATATGAACTAGATGAAAGAAAAACTGCCTACGAAGGTACATTGGACCAATTATATAATAAAGACTTTGAAAAGTTTTTAGAGTACAACAGGCAAGACACTCGCTTGCTTGCTAAACTAGACAAGAAGTTACGTTTCTTGGATTTGGCGAATACCATTGCTCACGATAACACGGTGTTATTGCAGACAACAATGGGCGCAGTCGCAACCACAGAACAGGCAATTATCAATGAAGCACACAGTCAAAGATTGGTCGTTCCTAACAGGAAGGGCAGAGAAGAAGATGGAGACACCCAAGCGGCAGGTGCCTATGTTGCTTATCCCAAAGTCGGCATGCACAAATATATCGGAGCAATTGACATCAACAGTCTCTATCCCTCAGCCATCCGATCTCTTAACATGGGACCAGAAACAATCGTAGGACAGTTACGTCCTGTAATGACAGATCGTTACATCAAAGAAAAAATAGATGGAGGAGACAGCTTTGCAGCCGCATGGGAAGGATTGTTTGGTAGTTTAGAATACGAAGCAGTAATGCGTGGAGATCCCGGAGTTGAAATTACCATAGATTGGGAAGCCGACGGAACCAGCGATGTATGCAGTGCGGCTGATGTATGGCGCATCATTTTTGACAGTAATAAGCCTTGGATTTTGAGTGCCAATGGTACTATTTTTACCAGTGAGCATAAAGGTATTATTCCAGGCTTGTTGGAAAGATGGTATGCCGAGCGTAAACAAATGCAGGCCAAACTTAAAGAATCTGCTACACCTGAAGATCAAGAATATTGGGACAAGCGACAGCTGGTTAAGAAAATTAATCTTAACAGTTTGTATGGTGCTATTCTTAATCCAGGATGCAGATTTTTCGACAATAGAATTGGTCAGAGCACTACGTTAACTGGACGAGCTATTGCTAAACACATGGACAGTTTTGTCAACGAATGTATATTCGGCAAATATGATCATGTAGGAGATTCTATTATATACGGTGACACTGACTCGGTTTATTTTAGTGCGTGGCCGGCTGTACAAGCAGATGTTGAATCTGGTCGCATGGAATGGAACAAGGACATTGCCGTTCAATTGTATGACCGAATCGGGGAACAAGTTAATCAAAGTTTTCCAGCTTTCATGGAACGAGCATTTCATTGTCCTCGACAAAATGGATCTATTATTAAAGGTGGTCGAGAGCTTGTAGCTATTTCTGGTTTGTTTATTAAGAAAAAACGATATGCTGTGCTTATTTATGATAAAGAAGGCAAACGACTGGACGTCAAGGGTGCCGAGGGTAAAGTAAAAGCTATGGGATTGGACTTAAAAAGAAGCGATACCCCAAAAGTAGTACAAGACTTTTTAAGTGAAATTTTACTGGATGTGCTTACAGGCGCCAAACGCGAATCTATTATTGAAAAAGTAAAAGAATTTAAAATTAAGTTTCAAGAAAGGCCAGCTTGGGAAAAGGGAACTCCTAAACGAGTTAATAACTTAACCAAGTACACTGCCGAAGAGACCAAGCAAGGTAAAGCAAACATGCCCGGGCATGTACGAGCGGCTATGAATTGGAACAATCTGCGTCGTATGTACAGCGACAATTACAGTATGCAAATTGTAGACGGTATGAAAGTTATTGTTTGCAAACTAAAAAATAATCCACTAGGATACACCAGTGTAGCTTATCCCACAGACGAAACACACATCCCCCAATGGTTCAAAGATTTACCTTTCGACGATAATTTGATGGAAGAAGGTATCGTCGATCAAAAAGTAGAAAATTTATTAGGTGTATTGAAATGGGAAATTTCAGAAAATACAAACATCAATAGTACATTTGATACTTTATTTAACTTTTCAGACTGAATCTAAAATTTACTAAAATGAAAATAAGTGAACTAGTGCGAATTAAAGAACAATTGTTGAAGTTTAAATCTCCAACTTTTTCAACTTTTATCGAATCTAAATTTAAAGAAACAGCATTATATGTAGATAACATGTTAAGTTCTTTTGTATTTGGAGAATTAAGAACTAATCTTGCCAATCAGTTGATTCATTTAGATTCACAGATAAAACACACAGATAAACTAATTACCGACTTAATTACGTTTACTGAAAACTCAATCGAAGAAAAAGTTAAAGACTTTTACAAAGAAGGTTATCTAATAAACGGTATCGAATATACCAGTGAAACTGATGTTCACAATGAAAGACAGTACAGAACAGTAATATGTGACGATGATATTAAACAAACTATAATAACAGACATACGGAGATACACTAATCCTAAATATCCAGCTTTAGAAATTGGACCAGGGGATGGACAATGGACCGAATTTATTGTAGCTGGAGATCCATTATACGTCGTCGACATTCATCCAGAATTTATAGAATCTACAAAATCTAAGTTTCCTATAGAATATCAAAGAAGATTAAGATCATATCTTTTGGGTTGGAATGGAGTTCCCAAGGACGATTTGAGTATACTTCCCCAAAATCAATTTGGGTTTATATTTGCCTGGCAAGTCTTTGATTTTTTTCCGTTGGATAAAACTAGATTATATTTAGAACAATGTTTTAATTTATTGCGACCAGGCGGCATAATGATGTTTAGCTATAACAATTGTGAATTTAGTAATGCTGCTGTTTATGCTGAAACTGGTTTTAAGAGTTGGATGACTAAAGAATTATTAATTAAAATTTGCCAAGAAACAGGACTTGAAATATTAGATACTAACGATTCAGTATCTGGGTTTCACTGGATTAAAGTTAAAAAGCCAGGCGAACTTAAAACGGTAAAAGCCGGTCAGTCAATGGGTGAAATTATTCACCGTAGGACTTGATTTTTCTAAATAACTTATATACACTAACACATTATCGGAGAACCTATGAAAGACCACCTATTAGACATCGTGCAACATACTCATGGACTAGGAGTTATTGACCTAGTTAAGATTGTAGGCACAGAAAATGAAACTATATTAGAAGCAATCGCAGAAAATCGCAGTGTTATTCTACAAGCTAAATTTAAAGGACCAATTGCAGACTTTATCGGAACCTTTGGCATGCCGAATTTAGGTAAGCTAAACACAGTACTTAACATTCCAGAATATAAAGAAAATGCCGTTATTACTGTTAGCACTCAAAATAAGAATGACGAAACCGTTCCTGTGGGAGTTCATTTCGAAAACAAAACTGGCGATTTTAAAAACGATTATCGTTTTATGAGTGCCGAAATTGTCAACGACAAACTCAAAACTGTGCGTATGAAACAAGTTGCATGGAACATAGACATTACACCCAGCGCAGCCAGTATTCAACGTCTTAAATTCCAAGCTAGTGCAAACAGCGAAGAAAATAACTTTATTGCTAAAACAGAAAACAATGATTTAAAGTTTTACTTCGGTGATCACAGCAGTCACGCAGGTAACTTTGTTTTCCAATCTGGTGTTAGCGGCAAACTATCTAAGGCATGGGCATGGCCTGTTGCGGTGGTCATCAGTATTCTTAGCTTGCCAGGTGACAAGACTTTTAAGATCAGTGATGAGGGTGCCGCAATGATTACTGTGGACAGCGGCATTGCAGAGTACAACTATATTCTACCAGCACAGACCAAATAATGTTATACGAAGTCAACAACTTAGACATTGTAATTACCAGAAACTGCCAGTTAGATTGTTCGGGTTGTTTGACTTTTAGTAATCATAATAAAGCAAAAGAACACTTAAACTTAGAAGACAACTTAAAATATCTAGACTTTTGGTCTGATAAGCTTGATGTGAATACCATTCATATTTTTGGGGGCGAACCTTTTATGCACCCAAATCTCTTTGATTGGGTATATGCTGTACGAGATTCTTTTAGAAAAAAACAAACTAGTAAAAGTAAAGCCATTAACATACAGACAAATGGTATAAAAATTTCATCATACGACATAGATAAATTGCAGATTTTAGTTAATGACTGTAGACTGAGTATCAATATTACCATTCACAGTAAAGAACAATGGTATCTTGAAAAAATTAATAAGGCAATTGCTGTCATTGAAAAAATTTACGGGACTGGTCATTGGGAAAAAATTAATCAGACTGATAAACGTTACGTAAATGAAAAGCATATATGGGTGAGTGTAAGTGACCAGACTGAAAAAACATGGATTAATCATTATTTAGGTCATGGGAAAACACTAAGACCTAGCTTCGAATTTGACCTTTCACATTACGTTGCAAATCATTCACATTGTGAAGCTAAAGAGTACGTTCAACTTTATAAAGGTAATTTATACAAATGTCCGCCGATGGCAGTACTAGATGAAACCTTAAAACTTTATGATTATCCCAATCAATCTCAGTGGCAACCTTGGTTGGAATATCAACCACTATTTGCAAATTCCACTGACGAAGAAATAAAAAGTTGGTTAGATAAGCAAAAAGTACCTGAAAAATATTGCAATATGTGTTTTGGTTCGGAAGAGAAAAACATACTACACAGAATTAAAGTAAAAAAACATGAATAAAAACACCATAGATGATCTGACTAGTAAGCAGAATGACTATGCAGTCTTTTTGCCTGCACTGAGTAGCTTCTATGCAACTTATGTAGGCAAGCAACGTCACGATCCCACTTACATTGATGCACAGCGTTTGCCTGCAGATTTTGAAAACGGGGTCGAAGGACTAAATTGGCTTAATAATAAACAGGGTTATTTTCATTATAAGTGGGCATTGTACAGTGCAGGTCATGCTAACTTAGACACTAACAAATTTGATCCCAAAGAGGATATGGTTCGTAACCGTGATCCTAACACATTCGTCCTAGGCGACAGTGGCGGATTTCAAATTGGTAAAGGCGTATGGGAAGGTAATTGGAAAGATCCAGCTTGTCCCAAAGCACAAAAGAAACGTGAACAAGTTCTTGCATGGATGGATGCTTATATGGACAGGGGTATGATTTTAGATATCCCTGCGTGGGTCGCTCGTAGCCCTGCGGGACAAAAAGCCACAGGTATTAGTACCTATGCCGAAGCAGTTCAGGGCACATATATAAACAACGATTATTTTATGGCCAATCGGACAGGTCGTTGTAAATTCTTAAATGTCCTCCAGGGCGAAAATCATACAGAAGCAGATGACTGGTATGATCGTATGAAAAAATACTGCGATCCTAAACAATATAGTCAACCATTTAACGGTTGGGCTATGGGTGGTCAAAATATGTGTGATGTTCATTTGCTATTACGTAGACTGGTGGCATTGCGGTTTGATGGTCTACTAGAACCAGGATTACATGATTGGATGCACTTTTTAGGCACTAGTAAATTAGAGTGGGCTACTTTATTAACAGATGTACAACGTGCAGTTCGCAAGTATCATAATGAAAACTTTACTATTAGTTTTGATTGTGCAAGTCCTTTCCTAGCAACAGCTAATGGACAGATTTATTATGACGTGGTTACTCCAGACAGAGCCAAGTGGAGTTATCAAATGCAACCTAGTGTAGATAATAAAAAATATGCTACAGATACACGGGCCTTCCGTGATGCAGTATTACAAGATAAAATCTTTGATACATTTTTACAAAGTCCCATCAGCGAACGATTGAAAATTAACGATGTATGTTATTACAAGCCTGGAGACTTAAATAAAATTGGCAAGGAAGGTCGTACTAGCTGGGATAGTTTTAGTTATACACTTCAAATGGGTCACAATGTGTGGACACATATACATGCAGTGCAGGAAGCTAATCGTCAATACGACTCAGGCAAGTATCCTGAAATGCTAGTATCTAGTACCGCCGACAAAAAGAGTTTTAGACAATATGATCGAAACTTTTTTAGAGACATCGTAAATGATATTTTTGCTACCAGCGACCGAGGTCGAGCAGAAGAAATTATCGAACACTACAATAAATATTGGATGAGCATTGTGGGTACTCGTGGCGCTGTTGGCAAGAAGACTGTGAATTCTGGAACAATGTTTAATAACTTGTTTACACAGGAAGATCTGGAAACTTTTCACCGAGACGACAGCAATTTCGACGAATCTAAATTAGATGAACTCGAACAAGACGTCTGACACTTGGTGCCCTTTACCTTGGGTACATCAGTTTATTGTACCAGATGGCATTAAGACTTGTTGCCAGGGTTTGCAGTTAGAATCGACTAGCCCGTCAAAATTTTTTAAATCTGATTTAATCAATTCTGTTAGGCAGTCTATTTTAGATAACAAATTGCATAGTAACTGCCGACACTGTACTAACATGGAAAGAAAAGGCTTTACAAGTACCAGACAAGAGTCAGTGGAGTTCTATAAAGACCTCACTCCAATAAACATCAAATCGCAAATAGAATATTTAGATCTGAGGTATAGTAATCTATGTAACTTTGCTTGTAGAACTTGCGAACCATCATTTAGTTCTAAAATTATTAATGAAATAGATCAACACTCTGAACTAAAAGCGTTTTATCCTCTAGTGAATAAAAATAATGCTTATTCAGAAATTGCACAAGATCTTAAAGACATATTGCCCACAGTTAAAAGAATAAATTTTACCGGTGGAGAACCTCTATTAATCAAAGACAATATTAAAATATTAACTGAGTTATTACATTTAGGAAGAATTGATTGTGAAATTATGATCACTACTAATGCCAGCGTGATTAACCCGCAATGGCTATCTTTATTATCTCAATTTCAAACTGTACATTGGACTATTAGTATAGATGGAGTAGGACCGTATGCAGAATATATAAGATACGGTAGTGTGTGGGCTCAAATTGAAAAAAATATTAAAGACATTTTGTCCAGAAGACATAGTGTGGCATTTAACACTGTACTATCTTCTTATAGTGTGCTGGACATCGATAATCTGGTGTCATTTTTTGTTAATTCTAAAAAAATAGCTCAAGGGCCTTTGGAACTTATGTTTCATATGTGTATGCAGCCGAAATATTTAAATCCTTCAGTGTTAGATGCCCAACTAAGCCATAATGCTAGTATTAAAATTCGAAATGCTATACAATTGTTATCCAAGGTAACCGACAACCCACCATTGGCCATAGACACATTAGAAAACACTCTTAAAATTTTAAATACAAGCGACGAACTTTTGCGAGCTAAATTTATTGAATTTACCGCAACAGTAGATCGGATCCGAAATCAAAATTTTTATAAACTCACTCAAGGAGCATAAAATGTACGAAAATCGTATTAAGCATTTGAAGGAAAGTCATCGTGTATTAGATAATCGAATCGACGAACACGAAAAACTACATCCAGGCACAGAAAGTCAGACTGTACAAGAATGGAAAAAACAACAACTTGCATTCGAAAACGAAATCCGACGATTAGAACGGTTACAGTGGGAGCATGATCACGACACTGTTGATTTTGACGATGATCGATAATTTTGTTATAATCTAAGAATGAAAAGTTTAATTATAGGAATGGGCATCGGCCAACTATATGAGTCGGTGCTAAAAGAGCTTGGCCATACTGTCGTCACTGTTGATTTAGATCTTTCTAAAGCACAGCACAAAGACGTCGACAGTGCTCTTCGAATTCATGGTCAATTTGATACCGTACATATTTGTACTCCAAATTTTACACATGTCACTTTAGCCAGAAAAATTGCGGCGTGCAGTAAGATTGTGTTTATCGAAAAGCCCGGTGTTGTCAACGAAGAGTCCTGGAAACAATTAGTCAAAGACTATCCTAAAACACGTTTTATGATGGTTAAAAATAATATGTGGCGTGACAACATAATTGAGATGCGGAATCATTATGTTAAATCTAAAAATATTAATTTAAATTGGATTAATAAAAATCGTGTGCCTAAACCAGGTAGCTGGTTTACTACCAAATCGTTGGCCTATGGCGGCGTAAGCAGAGACTTGCTGCCTCATCTATTGAGTTTATTCATTGCGTTAGAGCCTAACTATAAAAACACCAGTTGGGTTTATAAACAAGTATGGCAAAAGTGGACATTAGATGATCTCAGAGACAGCGATTATGGCGATGTTGATATGAACGGCACATATGATGTAGACGATAGGGCTGAGATCGAGGGTCATGTCAGCGATCATAAATGGGTCATTCGAGCAAACTGGCGCAATAACAGTCACGACGATATTGCAATTTATTTTGATGATTATGTTGTGCCGTTGGGTTTATGTCCCGAAAGTGCTTATAAAAATATGATTTCAGATGCTGTCAATAATCTAAATAATGATAGCTTTTGGAGAGATCAATTTGAAATCGATTGCTGGATACACAAAAAAATTAATCTATGAATCGTATACTACAAACTGTCAGCGACGGTAAATTTACCGAAACTGCATATGAAATCCCATCATTGACTCCTGACGAAATTCGTGTGCGTAGTGTTATGACAGGTGTATGCCGCAGCGATATCGATATGATGAACGGTGATTTCGGTCCGTTGCCTTTGCATATGCAAGGGCACGAAGGACTGGGCTGTGTCATTGAGATCGGTGCTAATATCACAGACGTAAATGTCGGAGACTATGTTGCTACACGGGGAGAACCTGCATATGCAGATTATTATAATGTACGACATCGCGAATATGTTCCTGTACCCGAAGCACACCCACGCTATATATTAGAGCCTGTGGCCTGCGGAATTAATGTTATTCATCAGCCCTTACGGGAGATTGCTGAACGAGCAGGACCAGGACGAAGATTGTTAATACTTGGATCTGGGTTTCTTGCTTGGGTTGCTTACAATACTATTAAGTTAAATCATTTAGATTTCGAAATTACAGTAGTAGGCAAGTCGAACAAAGAACTTTGGCAGGATAAATTAAGCAACGACTATTCTGGTACATATGATGTTGTTATAGATTTGAGTAGCACCACGTATGTGTTTGATTGTCCTATAGTGAACAATGAAGCATTGGTAGTATTTGGTTCACAGAAGCAAGTATCAACTGATTTTGGTACACTTCTTTGGAAAGCCTGTACTATGATGTTTCCTAGTCCAAGAACAAACAAATTCTATGACTGTATGAAACAGGCCGAATATTGGATTACCAGAGGTGATATCAATATTGACAAGTTCTGGACAAAAGGTTATAATAGAGACACTGAATGGCAACAAGCGTTCAGCGACAGCAACAACCGGCCCGCTGGATATAGCAGAGGCTACATTTATTGGAAAAACGATGGCTCTTAATACAGATGCAAGACAACAAGTAGATTATTTTATTGGTGTTGAAGTAGAAAATACTATTATGAAGGGTGAAAAGACCTTGTTTGTAGTAGGTATTAAACCCGCAGACGAAATTATCAAATTAGCAGAAGAACACAATATTCAACACATTTATTTTGGCACTAGCCAAAGTTTTCATCCCCAAAATCCATATGATTGGGCATCGTGGAATGAAATGATTAAACCCTTGCTAATTAAAGACTATTTTGTTACACTGGACTTCGACGTACAATATTGTAAGGAAATTCACGAAGAATCGTGGTGTGAATACAAAACTTTCATTCCCATGATCAGTGTTAAGATTCCTTATATTAAGTTATATAATTATCATGCTACAGTTAAAATTGACGATAACACTTGGGGCGATACAAATTCCGGAGTATGGTGTCACCCACTCAATGAGTTATTAACACGACAAGTATATACTGACTGGAAAGCCTATGTAGGCGATACACCTGTTTTTCCTAAAGAATCCGAGGAATAAGATAATGAATCAAGAAAATCGCGAACAAGCAAATTCTATTATGAGTCATGCAGAAAGAAAAATTTGGGTAACTTTTCGTAAAGAAGGAATTCATTGTTATCCAGCAGCAGCAACTGATCCCATGCTAGCAACTGGAGACGAGTATGATGTAAGCTTCTTAGGTTCTCCTCATCGGCATATATTTCATTTCAAAGTTTGGATTGATGTGCTACATAATGATCGAGACATCGAATTTATTCAATTTAAACGATGGTTAGAAAATCTTTACAAAGACGGAACTCTTAGACTTGATTACAAGTCATGTGAAATGATGTCCGATGATCTTTATATTCAAATTACTGCAAAGCATCCAGGACGAGCAGTCTGGATTGAAGTCTCCGAAGACGGTGAAAACGGAGCCCTCATCAAATACGAAACTCACCAACCCATTCAACGTATTAAAATTTAAGGAAAATTATAATGGCGCAGCCTAAATATATCGAAAAATATCTTCGTATGAAACCGGAAGTTGATAGAATTTTTGCTGATCTCGACGGTTATCGAGATTATTGTAGGTTTAATATGTTAAAATTTGACGAGAAAGATTTGTATAAATCTGAACAATATCGCAAATTTGAAAAACATCGTAACTGGCAAAATAGACAGCTCGACAAACAACTTGATGCTTAACGATGTCAAACGTATTTCTAATAGACTTAGAATCGGTTGAAACTAGGTACACTGCTCAATGGAAAGAGCATGTACCTGCTCTTTTACGAAAGGCAGGACACAATGTTCAAATTATATCTGGCCCTACGGATATCCCTAGTGCAACCACTCCTGGTGCTTTTCTTAACTTTGGTGGGACTAATATCTATAAGTCTAGTCAAGTTGAGCAGATTGGTCGACTATTTTGTGCTGGACGCATTCAAGCTGGCGACCATTTTCTTTTTACTGACGCTTGGCATCCGGGGATTATAAATCTAAAGTACATGAGTGAGCTGTTGGGCATTCCGGTAGTCGCACACGGACTATGGCATGCTGGCAGTTACGATCCTCAAGACTTTCTAGGACGTCTTGTAGGTAAAAAAAGATGGGTTAGAAATGCAGAAAAGAGTTTCTTCCACGCATTTGATCATAACTATTTTGCCACAGAGTTTCACGTAAAGTTATTCTTCGACGAACTTCTCGAAGATGGCTACCCGTCGGAGAATCCTTGGTATGAAGAAGATTGGGCTGAACGCTACGACGGCGGCAAGATTGTACGCACAGGTTGGCCTATGGAGTATATGGTTGACGTTCTAGAAAACTATAATACTAATCCCAAGCGTGATCTTATTTTGTTCCCGCACCGAATTGCGCCCGAGAAGCAAGTTGAAATCTTCCGTGACTTGGCTAAACAATTACCTCAATTTGAGTTTGTGGTCTGCCAGGATCAGCAATTAAGCAAACATGAATATCACAAGTTGTTAGGCCGTGCTAAGATTGTGTTTAGTTGTAGTCTCCAAGAAACACTGGGTATAGGTTGCTACGAAGGTGTGCTAGTAGACGCCATCCCCATGGTACCTGATCGGTTAAGCTACAAAGAAATGTATTCTGATATTTTTAAATATCCGTCAGAATGGACTGAAAATTGGGATCAATATATTACTAATCGGTCTAATCTGTGTTTTGCTATCATGCAACACATGGATCATTATGAAAATCGACTACCGCAATTAAAAGTCTTGTCAAAGCATTTAACAGATAATTTTTTTAGTGCAAATGAACTCCTTAAACGCATTTGATAGAATCTATCAATTTGAACAAGAATTGGCAGAGTTCGCAGGAGCTCCGTATGCTATCATGACTGATTGCTGTACCCACGCCATTGAGCTATGTTTACGGTATGATAAAGTAAAGTCAGTTAGTTTTACACCTTATACCTACATTAGTATACCCATGCTGATGCACAAACTTGGCATTAATTACACATACTTAAACCACGAATGGCAGCGGTGGGTCGGAGAATATCCTTTCATTAATACTAGGGTATGGGATAGTGCCAGACGTCTCGAAGAAGGAATGTACAGACCCGGGGCCATGCAGTGTTTAAGCTTTGGTCACGACAAACCGTTGCATATTGGCCGCGGCGGAGCTATTCTATTAGATGACAAAGATGCCTATGATTCCATTATTTTAATGCGCTATGACGGCAGGAACCTAAATAATAGACCATGGACTACTCAAAAAGAGTTCAAGGTCGGCTATCACTACAAACCAACTCCCGAAGAAGCAGAATGGGGATTGGCATTAATGAAGGGAATAAGAGTTGACAAACCTGTCCCTAAACATGTAGAATATGCTGATCTAAGACAATTTACTATTACGAATTAATATGACACAAAAAGAAACAGGTTTAGATGCTATGTACGGTGACGGCGGTTATCGAGAAGAAAAATACTTAGGTAACTATCTTCGAGCTAAAATGAAGCGAGACGGAAAACGATTCTGGGCTGGTGATAACATTAGTGACTATCTGCACGAAAGCGATAAAGAACACTTAATTAACGAAGCAACAGAAGCATTCGAACTAGTATTGGATCGGTTACTTATCGACCGTGAAACTGATCCTAACAGCAAAGGTACAGCAAGGCGACTTGCAAAAATGTATTTTAATGAGATAATGGCAGGCCGATATGAGTCGCCTCCAGATTGTACAGCATTTCCAAATGACAGTGAGGATAGATATGAAGGCATGTTGGTTGTTCGTAGTGAGTTGCGTAGTATGTGTAGTCATCATCACCAACCCGTTGCTGGCGTTGCTTATATTGGCATTATTGCCGCTGAGAAACTTATTGGCTTATCGAAGTACACACGCATCGCGCAGTGGTGTGCAAGACGAGGTACTCTCCAGGAGGAACTTTGTAATGACATTGCTAGGGAAATACAAAAGGCCACTGGTGCGAAAGATGTAGGTGTTTACATACAAGCCACTCATGGTTGTTGCGAAAATCGTGGTATTATGGCACATAGTAGTTTAACACAGACCACGGTGTTAAAAGGTGCGTTTAAAGACGATCCTGGCACGAAAAAAGAATTCTTCGATAATATTAAACTACAGCAAGATTTTGCACCTAGATAAGCAATATAAGGAAATACCATGGTAACAAAAACAGTAAACAAACTCAGCGATAAATTAACAAAAGTAAATGAATCAATTACGATTAATATGTACGATAATGGATTCATGGTAGAAGCAGGTGGTCGCAATAAAAAAGGCGACTATGTTAATGCTAAGATTTTGTGTAACACATTAGATGAAATGCTGGCATTGGTCAAAGAAGCTGGTGAAATGGACAGGGATAGTTAATAATGACTAATTGGCTAAGACAAAAATTTAAAAATTTTCTATATCCAGAAGATGAGCAAGAATGTATAAAGATAGACAATAGACTAACAGTAACTTCTGCTGATGAGTACAACGAAGACAATACGTTGAGATTTTCGGTTACTCCTGCAAGGGGAGGAATTATTGTGTCTGTTCGAAATTACAATAGAAAAAAAGATAGTTCCGAAAATACTGTGCATGTTATTCACGACGATGAAGATGTAGCACATCGAGTCTCCGAAATCGTCAGCTTGAGTTTGCT